CGAACTGCGCGTGAAGGTGGAGGAGGAAGCCGTCGGCGCGGTCGAGACGACCGTCGCCGCCACCACGCCGGCGGGCGCGGACGTCCCCGTTGTGTCGACCACCGGCGTGGAGCCCGGCAGCCTGCTGGAGATCTTGGAGGCCAGCACCACAATCGATAGCTACGTGCTGGCCGGGACGACGGCCATCCGCGTCGCCGACCGCAGCGGATTCCTGGTGGGCGACTGGGTGCGCGTCGGCCGCAGCGACGCCGAATACTTCCAGATCACCGACGTGCCCGCCACCCCGACCGACGCGCTCGAGGTGAACCGGGCGCTGGCCCGCGACCACTCCCAGGGCGAATGGGTGGACCGCATGCAGGCCGGGGGTCTGCCGCGCCTGGCCACGGTCGCCGACCGAATCGGCGCCGGCTCCATCCGCTTCGACGGCGGCGGGCTGACCGTGCCGGTCACCCAGGGCTGGACGGTGCGCAGCCGCGACTTCAAGCTCACCGTCGAATGGGTCAAGCGCGGGCCCGCCAACCCACGCAACCCCGCCTTCGAGCAGATCGTCGAATCCGAGACCTATCGTCACCTCACCCTCGATGCGCGCCACAGCCAGTACATCGGGACGGTGGTCGGGCTGACCACCGGGGCCGTGCGCCTGTGGGACCGTCGCACCGACGGTCAATCCAACCTGATCCGCGTTACCGCGCCGCTGGACACGATGCAACCCGGCCCCGACGTGATCGAGGAGGTCGTACCCGGCGGCCGGCGTCGCGCGGTCGGTCGCTACCTGGCCGGCGGAGACGACGACATCACCGACCTCGGCGATGCGACCTACAAGGGCAACGACAACATCGACCCACTGCAGCGCACCGGCCTGCAGTCACTGCGCAGCGTCGAGGATGTCAGCCTGGTCGCCATCCCCGGACGCGTCTCCGCCGACCTTCAGCAAGAGGTGATCACGCACTGCGAGTCGATGCACTACCGCTTCGCTGTGCTCGATTCCCTGCCCGGGACGGAGTCGACGGGTGCCGGCCTGGCCGACGTGCAGGCGCAACGCCAGCAATTCGACACCAAATACGCGGCGCTGTACTACCCGTGGCTGCGGGTGCCTGACCCGTTCTCCGCGGTCGTCTCGTCCCCGCCCGACATCTCGGTCCCGCCGAGCGGCCACATGCTCGGCGTGTACGCGCGCACCGATGTGACGCGCGGCGTGCACAAGGCCCCCGCCAACGAGGTCATCACCGGCATCACCGGCTTCCAGCGCTCGATCACCCAGGGCGAGCAGGACATCCTCAACCCCTACCCCTCGAACATCAACGTGCTGCGCGACTTCCGCAACCAGTTCCGCGGCCTGCGCAGCTGGGGCGGCCGTGTGATCACCAGCGATCCCGAGTGGAAGTACATCGACGTCCGGCGACTGTTTATCTTCGTCGAGCGTTCGCTCGAGCTGGGATTGCAGTGGGTGGTCTTCGAACCCAATGACGAGAACCTGTGGGCGCAGGTCATCCGCACCGTGTCCAACTTCCTGACCAGTGTGTGGCGCAGCGGCGCGCTGATGGGCCTGACCGCCGAGCAGGCGTTCTTCGTTCGGTGTGACCGCACGACCATGACCCAAGACGACATCGACAACGGCCGGCTCATCCTCGTGATCGGCATTGCCCCGACGATGCCCGCCGAATTCGTCATCATCCGCATCGGGCAATGGCAGGGCGGCTCCGCCGTCGAAGAGACGTGACCCGGCCCAGCCCGCTGGGACCGATCCGGATCATCTGAAAGGACACTCCAATGGCCGAGACGGCAACCAGGGAAGACCCCTACCGCGCCTACAACTTCATCGTCGAGATCGACTCGACCGCTGTGGCGGGCTTCAGCGAGGTCGGCGGGCTATCCGCCGACGGCGACGTTGTGGAGTACCGCGAAGGCACCGACCTGCCGCTGACCGTGCGCAAGATGCCCGGCCTGTGCAAGTACGTCAACATCTCGCTCAAACGCGGCTACACCACCAGCCGCGTGCTGTGGCAGTGGCGGTTGGCGATCATCAACGGCAACGTCGACCGGCGTAACGGCGCCGTGGTGCTGCTCGACGAGCAGCGCAACCGCGTCGTGGAATGGCAATTCGAGAACGCCTGGGTGGTCAAGTACGAGGGCCCGGCGCTCAACGCCAAAGGCAACGACGTCGCCATTGAGACACTCGAACTCGCCCACGAGGGCCTCCGGCTCGTCTAGCCGCACCGTCGCCATGACCGCCCACTCCAGCAGCCCAGGTGTCGCCGTCGAGCTGATCGACCGCGACGCGACCGGCGTTCAGCCGCTGCGCACCGACATCGCGGGCTTTGTCGGCGTGGCGACCCGCGGGCCCGTCGGGATTCCCGTGCCCATCGGGTCGTGGCGGCAGTTTCAGTCCGGGTTCGGCGGGCTGCACCCCGACGGGCGCCTCGCCGACGCGGTCAAGGGGTTCTTCGACAACGGCGGGCTACGGGCCCATGTCGTGCGCGCGGCCGCGCCCCCAGCCGCCACCAGCGCGGACGCCTCGGTCGCACCGGATCTATCCGGTGCGACCACCGTGATCGTTCCCGCTCCCGGATACATTCGCGGCGCCGTGGCCAATGTGACACTGACCAAGGCCCCGGTGATGGTCAACGTGGAGCTCGCCGGCGTCGACCCCGACACCTCGACGCTCACCTGGGCCACACCGTTACCGGCCGGGCTGGCCGACCTGTGGCTAGACCGGCCGGTCGTGGTCACCGCGACCGACGGCACCACCACGGCAGCAGCCGACGCCGCCACCCAGCCGCACGACCACTCGGCGCTGATCGTGCGTTCCGTCGGCGGGTTCCGGGTCGGCCAGCAGGTCGTCTTGCTGCAAACCGAGCGCACCCGCACCCTGCCCAGGCGCATCGTCGACGTGCTCGACGGCGGGCGCCGGCTGGTATGGGAGCAGCTGCTGCCGCCCGACTTCGCCGCCGACGGCGGGCTGCAACTGGTCACCGGGGCCACCTGCGCGGGTGCCACTTTCGCCAATGAAAGCGGTGAACCGCTCTTCGACGTCGCCGCCTCCTCGCCGGGGATCTGGGGCAACACCGTCACCGTGCTCATCCGCTGCGCCGAGGGCACCACCATCGCCACCCCCGACGGTGTGGAACAGCCGCCCGACCGCACCGCGACCCGCGCGGCCGACGTGAGCGGATTCTCCCGCGGCGACCTCGTGCGGATCACCCAGCCGGGCCGGCCGGGACGGCCGGCCCACGCCGTGGTGTCGGCTGTCGACGCCGCGCGGCGCGAACTGATCTGGCAGCACCCCGACCCGGTGCGGCGCACGGCGTGGGACGCGCCACTAGTCGCGGCGGTCGACCATCGCCTCCCGATGATCCTGTCCCGTCTGGACCTGACGGTCGTCGTCCAGGTCGACGGTGCGCTGCGCGCTTCGTACGGCCGGCTGTCGCTGCTGGCCGACCATCAACGTTTCGCACCGCCGATCGTGGCCGCCGCACCCGAACCGCTGGTGACACTGAATCCGTTGGCCGCCACGCTGTCTCCCGGAACCGGGCCCGACCCCGCCGCCGCGCTGGTTCCCGCCCTACGCACCCAGCAGCTCGTGGGCGGCGGCGACGGGCTGGCGGCGATCACGCCGCTCGACCTCACCGGGCCCGTCGCCGGAACCCCCTACGGCATCGCTGCCTTGGCAACCGTCGACGAGGTGGCGATCCTGGTGGCACCCGACGCCCACCTACGGCCCGGGCCAATTCCGGTGTTCCTTCCTCCTCCGCCGCCGCCCGACCCATGTGACCCGTGCGTCGTCACCGAGCCCGCAGCACAAGCGCTGCCGCCCGCGCCGATCGAACGTGCCCCGCAGTTCAGCGACGAAGACACCTTCACCGTGCAGCAGGCGCTGGTGGCACAGTGCGAGCAACTGCGCGACAGGGTCGCCGTGTTGGACGCACCCGCGCGCGACGGGGACCCGCAGACCCAGCTGGCGGTCGTGCGCGCCTGGCGTAAACGCTTCGACACCACCTTCGCCGCGCTGTATCACCCCTGGGTGGTCACCCTCGATGGCCAGCAGCAAGGGGTGCAGCGCCTCGTGCCCCCCGGCGGCTTCCTGGCCGGCATCTACGCGCAACTCGACCTGTCCGTGGGCGTGCACCGGGCGCCGGCCAACGCCGAGCTGCAGTGGTGCCACAACGTCGGCATGCGCATCACCGACCCGTTGCACGGTCTGCTCAACGACGAAGGCATCAACGCCATCCGCGCAGAGGCCGGCCGCGGCATCCGGCCGATGGGCGCCCGCACGATGAGTGACGACTCGCTGTGGCAGTTCATCAACGTGCGCCGACTGCTGTGCATGATCGAAAAGGCGCTGTGCCGACAGCTGCAGTGGGCGGTTTTCGAACCCGCCAACTCGGTCACCCGCGAGCTGCTGCGGCTGGGCGCGGCCAGCCTGCTCGAAGCGCTGTGGGCCAACGGCGCATTGACTGGGACCACCGCCGCCGAAGCGTTCTACGTGCAATGCGACGACACGAACAACCCGCCCGCCGCCGTGGCCGACGGGCAATTGGTGATGGACATCGGCGTCGCCCCAACCGCGCCCGCCGAGTTCGTGGTGCTGCGCATCGGAAAGACCCGCGAGGAGATCAAGGTGCTCGACCCGGTCCTCGCCCACGGCGACGGAGGGGCGGCCAATCGATGAGTGGCCTGACCAGACCAGTCGGCAACTACAACTTCGCCGTACGGCTGCTCGACGCCGCATCGATGCAGTTGAGCGGCACCGCCGGGCCCTCCGGTGCAAAAGTGACGGACGACGCCGGCTTCACCGAGGTGCGCGGCCTGGAAGGCACGATGCAGGTCCAGGAGCATCCCGAGGGCGGCACCAACAACAGGGTCTTGAAGTTCCCCACCCGAATGACATGGAGCAACATCACCCTTTCTCGTGGGGTGGGGCTCTCAAGCGAGATGTGGGACTGGTACTCCGATTACTACAACGGCCGCGGCATGCGCCGCGACGGGCTGATCGTGCTGATGAACGACGCCCGACAGCCGGTCATCTTCTGGAACTTCAAGCGTGGTTTCCCGGTGAAGTGGACCGGGCCCCAACTCGCCGGCAAAGGCAACGACGTCGCCATCGAGTCGCTTGAGATCGCCCACGAGGGCCTCGAGGTGCAGCTCGGGCCCGGACTGCTGAGCCCCGCGTGAGGAAGCCATGGACATTGTCGTGAACGACCTGCAGAGCACCGTCGAAGTCGGGTCCGAAGAGACCCTGCTGGACCCGGCCGTGATGCGGCGCATCGTGCACGCCGTCGGGGCGCACCTGCAATCGCAGGAAGCCGGCCGGGCCTGGGAAGCGCGCGAACGCAGCGCTAACCCGACGATCGGGACGCGCTGACCATGCAACAGACACTGAAGGCCTACTTCCAGCGCATGAGCGCCGACGGCCGCTCTGCGCGCGGGCCGCAGATCCCGGTCATGTTCAACCCGACTGACTTCTCCATCACGAAGGGATCGCAGCTCGCCGAAATGAACATCGGCGGGCTCGCCGCACCGCTGCAGCAGTTCGTGCGCGGCACCGGAGCCAAACTGTCCGTGAAGCTGTTCTTCGACTCCACCGATCAAAGCGGCGGCGTGTCCGCTGAGGGCGTCACCACCCAGACCGACGCATTCCTCGACCTCGTCACCATCGAGTCGGACACCCATGCCCCGCCCATCTGCAAATTCGTGTGGGGCAGCAAGTTCCCCACCGGCGACCTCACCGAGACCAGCCAGAGCATGCACTACTTCGTCGGGGTCGTCGAGAGCATCCAACAGGAGTACACGCTGTTCAGCCCAGAAGGCATCCCGCTGCGCGCCACGCTCACCGTGGCGATGCGCGAGTTCAAAACCCTCGCGTCGCAACGCGAGCAGCTGCGCCTGAACTCCCCCGACCGCACCCGCAGCCACATCGTGGCCCGCGGGGACACACTGTCGTCGATCGCCGCGTCGGTCTACGGCGACCCCGCCCGGTGGCGCCCGCTGGCCGACCACAACCACCTCACCGACCCGCGACGACTGAGCATCGGTGCGGTACTCGAGGTGCCACCGCTCGACCAGGGAGTCGCGGTATGACCACCGCGACCAGCTGGCTTGACGAGCTCGACGGCGGCGCCACCGAGACGTTCTACGTGCCCATGCACCGGGTCGAAGTGGGCCCCGACCCCGGCTCGCTGACAGCCGTTCACGACATCGTCTCGCTGACCTACAAGGACGCGATCAACCAGATCGACTCGTTCGAGTTCACGATCAACGGGGGTGCGTGGTCGCCCGGCTCCGCGCGCTATGCCGGCCTGCTGCCCGGCCAGCCGGCCGACCCGGACGCCCCGTCACTGGTGCCGGGGGCCTATGTGCGCGTCTGGCTCGGGTACTCGGCCGTCGAGCAGCTGCGGCCTATGCTCACCGGCCGCGTCACGCAGGTCACGCCGTCGTTCTCCGCGGACGGCGGGGTGACGCTGAGCGTGCGCGGCCTGTCGATGCTCGAGGCGCTGCGGGCCAAACCAGTCGAGCCTTTCATCTGGAAGCCGACCAGCGGCTCCACGATCAAAGACAGCGAAATCGCCGAGCGGATCGTGGCACGCGACGGAGCCACGGCGGTGGTGCCCAACAAATCACGCGAGGCGGGCATGCCCAGCGTGACGCAGAGCAACGAGACCGACATCGCGTTCCTGATCAGACGGGCCAACGCGCACGGGTACATCGTCTTCTTCCGCGAGATCGCCCCGACGCCCTCCGGCGCAGGAGCGGGTGAACCGAGAAAGGTCATCTACTTCGGGCCCTCGGACATGCTCGGGCCGGCCGAGCTGTCCCAGCTCGGCGAGCGCCAATCCCCCTACCGACTGTCGTGGGGCGGCTCGCTGATCGATTTCCGGCCGTCTTTTGACCTCTCGACGACGCGGTGGCGCAAAGTCTCCCTGCAGTTCTGGGACCGGCGCACTCAGCAGGATCTCCCGATCTGGTGCGATCTCGAGCAGCTGTGGGGGGAGCGCGGGCTGAACGCGGACCTCCGGACGCTGGTCTTGCCGGTCGTCACCACCGAGTACAAGATCACCGGCACGCCGACTCACGACCGCGATGAAGCCGCCGACCTGGTCCGCAACATGCTGCGCGACAACTTCCTGCAAATGGTGACCGCCGAGGGCTCCACCGTCGGCCGGCCCGACCTGCGCGCCGCGTCGCGGGTCGAGGTCGCCGGCATCGGGACCCCGTTCGACGCCTCCTGGTTCCTCACCGCCAGCACCCACACCTTCGACGACAACGGCTACCGCACCCAATTCAGCGCCCGCCGCGAGCAACTCACGAAAGGAGCCCCTTGATGCCCAACGAATTTGCCGGCGTGTTGATCGGGGTCGTCACCGACCGCGACGACCCCCAGCAGGAGGGCCGCATCCAGGTGCGCTTCCCGACCTTCCCCGACTCACTGGGCAGCTTCTGGGCGCCGATCGCCAACCCGATGGCCGGCGGCGACCGCGGCTTCCGCTTCTCGCCCGAAATCGGCGACGAGTGCCTCGTCACCTTCGACCGGGGCCATCCCGACCACCCCTTCATCGTGGGCTTCACCCACAACGGCGCCGACAAACCACCCACCACCGATCCCCGAGAGCGGGTCATCGCCTCGGTCAACGGGCACCAGATCGTGTTCCACGACCCCGACCCGGCGCAGGGCGACAAAGGCCGGCTGCTCGTGCGCGACGCGCACGGCAGCGCCATCGAGATGACCAACGGCCGCGTCGCGGTCCACGTGCTCGGACACCTCGACATCCGAGCCGACGTGCTCACGCTCAACGGCCGCCCCGTCAACCCCGGCACAGGGACCATCTGATGGCCACGCATTCGATGCTTGGAGGTGGGTGCAGGTGACCGTCGTCCCGCCGCAGCTGCAGCCGCCGCCGCTACCGCCGTTCCCACCGGCACCACAGAGCACCACCATGACGCTGCCCGGCGGCGGTCAGCTCGTCGGTATGGTCGACCTGCCCAAAGGCATGACCGACGACAGCCAGGTCAACTTCAACCTGATGCTTCAGCTCGGGCCGTTCCTGGGCGCCACCGAATGCCTGGTCAAGGTGCTCAACCTGTGCGCCTGGATCATCGAGTTCGTCCAGGATGTCCCCGACGTCGTCACCAGGCCCGACAAGCTGATCGGGAAGCTGGCCGACCTCCCGCCGATTGCCGACGACGTTCTCAAATGCGTGACCGACTGGTCACCGGTCGGCATCTGCTCGTTCGTCAAGGACATCCTGACGATGATCAGCAGCTTCGTCGGCCCCATCATCGACCTGCTCCAGGGCATCCTGCAGCAACAGATGGACCTGCAGACCAAAATGGGCCAGGCGCAGGGCAACCCGGCGCTGCTCGAAGTCCTCGACGCCTCACAAAGGTGCACCGAGGTCATGACCCAGCAGGCGATGAACAGCTGCGCGCCGGTGTTCACCACGCTCAAGCTCGTCGAACCGTTTCTGGAGATGGTGGGGGCCGGCGGCATGAACCTGCCCTCGATCGACAACCTCACCGGCGGCGACGCCGAGCCGATCGTCACGGTGCTCAGCGACGTCAAGTCGATCATCGACGGCGTGATCGCGACGCTGCCATGCTGACCGATCCGCGTGGCGACCGCGCATTCCTGGGCACCGGGTGGCGCTTCCCGGTGATACCCGACTCGCGGGGCCGGTTGCAGTGGTCGATCGCCGAACGGTCCATCGAGGAGGCCATCTGGCTTATCCTGTCGACCTCACGCGGGGAACGGGTGATGCTCACCGACTTCGGCTGCGGTGTGGCCGACCTGGTCTTCGAACCCAACTCCGACCTCGCGCATGCCGCCATCGCCGCCGACATCAAGCAGGCGCTGATCACCGACGAACCACGTATCGACGTGCTGAGCGTCACGGTCGACGACGGCGACGGCGAACCCAACGTGATGGTGGTGCACGTCGACTACCGGGTGCGCAGCAGCAACACCGTGCACAACCTCGTCTACCCGTTCTTCATCGGCGAGGGCAGTCACTGACATGCCCCTGCCCACCCCGATCCTCGACGACCGCACCTACCGCGACCTGATGGCCGAGGCACTGACCCGCATTCCGCGCTACACCCCCGACTGGACCGACTTCAACGACAGCGACCCGGGCATCACGCTCGTCCAGCTTCACGCCTGGCTCACCGAACTGCTGATCTACCGCATCAACCAGGTGCCCGACCTGGCCTACGTGAAGTTCCTCGAACTCATCGGCCTGCAGCTGCGCCCGGCCGAACCCGCCCATGCCGAGCTGACGTTCACTCCCGTCGACCCCGCCGCGCCGGTCACCACCATCGCCCTGGGCACCCGGGTTTCCGGCGACGGCGGGCAGGACCAGCCGCCGGTTGTGTTCGAAACCGACCGCACCCTGCAGGTGCTCGGCCCGAAGATCACCTCGGTGCTGGTGTTCGACGGGTTCGGCTACGACGACGTCACCGCGGCCAATCAACCCGCCAACGGCGGATTCCAGCCGTTCGGCCCGAAGCCCGGCACCGACTCCGCGCTGCTGCTGGGCTACGAATACCCCGGCGCGTTTCCCGACGCGATTGTCGACTACCTCGCGGTGATCGCCATGAACCAAGACCGGCCGGTGCAGGTGCACTGCGACCTCGCCGCCTCCGACGTGGTCCCCCCCGCGGTGGTGGTCTGGGAGTACTGGGACGGCATCGCCTGGGAACCACTCGGCGTCAACCGCGACGACTCCAAAGCGTTCAGCCAGTCCGGCCACGTCGAGCTCGACGTGCGCGGTGCCCGCATGCAACTGCTCGCGCTGCCTACAGGCACGACGCCGCGATACTGGCTGCGGGCCCGCCTGGACACCGCGGCCTACGAGGTCCCGCCACGGCTGCAGGCCCTGCTGCCCAACACCGTGCCCGCGACCCAGGCCGAAACGGTGCGCGACGAGGTCGTCGGCGGCACCAGCGGCGTGGCCTCCCAACAGTTCCAGCTGTTCTCCAAACCCGTGCTCGACGGCACCCTCGTCCTGCAGATCAACGAGGGCAGCGGGTTTGTCACCTGGACCGAGGTCGACGACCTCTACAGCTCAGGGCCCGACGACCTGCACTACACGCTGGACCGGGCCACCGGCACGATCGGTGTCGGCGACGG